CTAAGCGATCATCTAAGTCACGTTTAATTCTTGTATTTGCCATTTTCATTAACCTTTATTAGCACGATCGTACGATTGATACGCACGAATCATTTTGTTTCGTTTTTCTACATCATCCCAAGCTCCAGCATCTTTAATTGCTTGAACACGATCACGACTTAACGTAATGGTGCCAGGCTTTGATGCTGATGCATTTGCCACACGGCTAGAAGCCGATGGGTTTGCACGTTTGCTTGAAGACCCTTTTGATGTATACCGATGTGGTAAACGAGTCGTTAAACGACTATCTAGCTCATCCCAATACTCAGGATCAGAAGGATCCCAACCATCGGCTGCTAGTTCTTGGTCAACTACTTTGGCAATTCTACTATCTGTATCTCGAGCCTGCGGGTCATACCAAGAATTACGTTTTAGCCATTTTGTGGCATTTTGTTGAACCTCTGTTGTAACAGGATTCGGAACGTTTTGCTTAGGTGACTGTGCAGTCTCAACTTGTTGTTTCTTGTAATGCTGAACTTGTTGCAAACGCTGTTTAGCGTCTGTCAACTGCTCTAAATACTCTATTTGCGCTGCTGCGTCATTAGCCTGAGCTGCTTTTAGCATCATCATTTTTGCATACTCAACTTTGGTGGCCTCGTCTTCGATGGCTTTATCAAGTTGTGCAAATTGGTAAGATGAAGCTGTATTTTCTACCGCAGCTAATCGTCTTGCTAATTCTTCATTACGTCGCTCAAGAGCACTAATTTTGTTTTTTGCAGAAATCTCACGCTGTCTCTTTAATTCTTTTTTGAGTTTGCGTTCTTCTCTGCGGGCTTCACGGATTTGCTCTCGCTCTTCTTCCGTTTCGCCTTCGTTTGGCTCATCATCTTGCTCATTGCCGTGTTCATCATCATGATCTTCATCATGGGACTCTACATCGTCTTTAACTTTTTTCTTTTTGCCGCCGTCTGTTTCTTCATCAGCATCAGCAAGAGGATCTGGTACCATTTCAAGTGCTACCAGCGCACTTCCATCTTCTAGTTCCTTGACAGGAACATCTTTATTTTCTACCATATTTACTTTCTACAAAGTTAGTCTACAAACGCTTTCATTTTCTGCGCAGCCTCAAAAGACTTAATGCGAGAAATGACTTCACGTGCTTGGATTGTGATAAACACCACAGGGGCGCCTTCATCATCCGGATTAACAACAAAACGATCACCACCGTACTTAATTGTTCTAACCAAATCGCCTTCTTTACACCACGGGCCTTCAATCCAAGGCTCAAGGTTATCTGGCGACTTATATGCTAGAGGGCCAATTTGGCGTACTTTAGCTACAGTCTCATTGAAACGTAACGTTTGTTTGGTTTCATCTACTAGTATGATGCCACCTTTGCTAGTGTTCTTTTCTCGGCGTAACTGCACCAATACTCGGTCCCCAGCAACATCAATTCCAGGGTCAATCTCAGGAAAACATTCTAGTTCTGATCTTGTATCTGGCTCGTCCCTACTACTTAAATCAAATGCCATCCGGCAATCTCCTATGATCTTTACAGATCTTCTTCGTCTTCCCTCAAAATTTCGTCAATAATGCCTAATACTTCTTTAAAACCTTCAAATCGACCAACTAAACGCTGGTAATCATCAAAAGAGTTGACATTATTTCCAGCGGTGAGGGTTTCCGCCAATTTTGCCTGCTCATCGCGCGTTCGCGCAATAATTTCAGAAATAAAGTCCTTCATGTTTTCACTAATACGCTAGCAGAAGAAAATCCGCCCTAAAATTAGTAGAAATTTCCGCCGCCGATGTCATTTAAGTTCTTATCTGGTCCAACTTTAGAAGATTTAACCTTGTTTTGGTTTAAAACTGCGTTATTTGAACGCTTGCTGCCAGATGTTCCTTGGTCAATTGTTTTTTCGCCAGGTCCGCCAGCATTTCCTGGTGTTCCAGTCATTTTGTATGTCTTACGGAAACCTAATTCGCCGCCGTCTTGTGGGTTTTTTGCCATTATTGTGCTCCTGTAGGGGGTGTTTGTTGTGATTCTGGTTGTTGAGTTGCTTGGTTTTGTTCTTGAAACGATTGTTGCTGCATTTGTTGTTCGTGTTGTTGTTGAGCTAGAGCAGCATCATGTTGTTGCTGAGCTTGTTGCGCCACTTGATCTGCTTGAGCCTTAAATGTGGCTTGTTGCAACGCAATACCATGCTGGCGGATATCTTGATCGGCTGCTTGAACCGCATCAATTGCAGACAAATTCTGTTCATGCTCAAGCTGGGCTTGTTGCTGATCCATTTGCGCGCCAGCTGTAATCATAGCCACACGCTCTTTTGCTGCGTTGTTGATATTGGCCATAGCAATATCGGTAGCATTACGTTGGTTGTCAATGCTGGTTTGTGTTGTGTATTTAGCCTGTAGTTCTGCAACTTTTTGCTGTAATTCTGCAACTTTAAGTTGATAGTTTTGTTGAGCTTGTTGCAATTCTGCTTGTAATTTAGCTTGGGCTTCTTGTGTTTTGCGTTGTGTTTCGGCCATTTGCGTTTTAATAATTGCAGCAGAGGTTGGATCGGCCAATGCGGCATTTTGTTGCTGTTGCTGTTGAGCTTGAGCAACTTTTTGTGCCAACGCTTGAATTTGTTGTACATATGGGCCAAGATCTTGTTGTGAGTCTTGGTTTACCATTTGGGATGCCAAAGCCAAAGCTTGTTGGGCCGCTTGATCCAATGGTTTTTCTTGATGCAATTCCAATGTATCGCGCCCACCAGCTGCTTGCGCAACATACCCGCGCATAGATTGCAAGTAATGCAGTGTTAAATGTTGTTTAAGGTGTTCTAAAGCATGAGGAGCAAAAGTAGGCCCAATAACAGGGTTGCCACCATAAGCTGGGTTATTTGCATATTCGAGGTGAATTTTAATGTGGGCAATATGGTCTTGATCTGGATATGCTGCGGCGGGTCTACCCATGGTCATAGAAACGTTTTCTAATGCTGGGTTAGACTCATTAGCACCTAACGGATTTGGCAATATTTCTTCTGCGTCTGGAACTTTAAGTTGTTTTAAAACACGTTTGTAAACTGCTTGAACGTTAAACATCCCTGGAGGCGCGGATGTTGCCATTTGTAACAAGGCTTGGTTTTGAGCAAGACGTTGTGTTTCAGAAAAAATGTTAGGATCTGATACAGGTCGAATGTCATTGTTATAAGCAAAGTCACGAACTTCAATTTCTTCGCCGGACTGATTGTCCATTTCCTGCAAATACCAATGATTGAGTCGCGAAATAATTTTAAGCGACATTGCTTGACTGCGGTGCAGGCGAGCATGAATACTAGAAAATACTTTAGCACCTTGTTCAATAAGGGCTTGGGTTGTGCCAACAGGCATTTGGCTGTTAGCTTCAGAAATCTTTTCTTCTGCAGTAGTAACAACGCCTTTAGCTGCGTTTGTCAACCAACCAAGCAAATCAAACAATACTGATGATGGAGGATTGAACGGCATTGGCATTGCAATCTTGCGAACATCATCGACCCCCGGACCGGCTTCAACTTCGACTACTTGAGTTGGTTCGATCCTGTCAGATTGCCCACTAACTCGTCCAGTTTTGAGTTTAAGTAATGTCTGAGAGTTGTTGATATGAGCAGCATCAAGCAAAGCACGTAGAGCGCCAGTGAGAGCAGCAGAGAGACCGCCAATAAGATGGGGCAAGCCAATAGCATAAGCACCGCGCCAAGGAATGAATTTGAATTCAACATACCAATCCAGTTTTTCGAGTTTCTCATCATTCGCTTCCCAGTTACGATACAAGGCCAACACTTTGTTGCTGGTCTCATCAATAATTAAAATATACGGCGCACGTTTTCCATCGGTAAGGTCATCATCTTCTAAACGTAAAAAGCAAGTGATTTCGTAAATTCTACGCAAACCGTCAATATTTTTAGAAGGCTCTTCTTTGCCTTCAATTTTTGCGTTGGCTTTTTCAGATTGTGTTTGGTCTGTTAAAGGAGCATCTGAAGTATATGCTGCGTTTTCCAAATCACGGTAAAATCCAGAATCAATACGTTGTTGATACGTATCTTCTGTAATGTCTTGTTGCTCAGCTACTCGCTGAGATGTGTAAAAGTTTGTTGTGGAATACGGCAGGATAATATTATCAATTGGTACCCATTCACAAGTTGGCCTACGCTGTTCGTCATCATAGCGCCATTTTAAAAATTGTGATCCGCCAAGGGGAAGCTGTGTTAACAACTGTTCCATTTCATCGCGGTATTCTGGAACTTGTTCTGTCAATTGCCAATTTAAGAAATTAACTTTACGGTTAGAAACTTCTAACTTGCTTAAATTGTCATTACCTTTAATATTTGATTTGACAATGCCATCTGATGGCAATAATTCTTTGGTAGAACTTGCGGCAAAATCAACACAAGCTTCTGCCATAACAGGGTGTACTACTTTTGATGCACCGTCAAATGTTGCGCCACCAGGGGCGTCTTTTCCAAGTCCTGTACGGCGCAGTCCTTCTTCGTACTGTTTGTCACGCTGACTACGTGCTTCTTTATCAACGTCGATGTAATCTAAATATTCATTTGCCAAAGAGTCTAAAGTAGATTCGTCTAGCTCTTCTGCCAAATTGGAATAAAATTCTGGATTTTTAAGCGGGCTTTGTTTTTCTTGGAAATTGACAATTACTGAACCATCTTCAAGTTCAATAACTTCTTGCTCGACATCTTCAGGATCTAACCCTAGGGCTTCCTCATAGGCATCCATTTCAGCATCTTGCTGTTTAGCCTGGTCGATATCGTCCTCTCGCTCTAAACCTGGCAGATTTGCGCCGTTTTGGATTGGTAATATTGGATTTGCCATAAATGAGATTAAATAAAAATTGAAAAGGCCCTTATTCTAACTAATACGCTAAAAAGGGATATTCCGCCCTAATAATTTTTTATTGGGCGTAAGGATTTGCAAAACGTTTACGGGAATCATCATCTGCGTAGTCATAATCCCTTGCTGGCAGGGGGTCAAGTTGTAACCAGCCAGCATCTCTGAGATACCTTAAACCCTGAGAAAGGGCGTCCACATAGTCATCATGCCCTCCAGCTTCGGGAAAAGAGCACACTTGGCGCAAAAAGCGTTTTGTCCAGCTAGCAAACTCCCCTTTTTGGTTTGGGTCTTCTGGGATAAACACTTTGCCCTTGGCAACAAGCGGGGCCACAATGTTTAAGCGCTGCACCTTGTCAGCTCTGCCAGGGTTGTATCCTTGGACAGGAACTCCAGCTCCTCTAAGTTCTTGAATAAGAGAAATACCAGCTGATTTATCTTCCATTAAAATTAAATCAGCTTTTCGCCCCTTGCCAAATTCGTTATCTGCTCCGTAAACAACTTCTTTAAAGTCGTCAATTACTTTTCGGCGCAATTCTGGATAAGAAAGATGTTCATCCCAGCAATCTAACAAGATGGCGCAGACACCGCCGTCAATTTGTTCAAAAATTCCCCAAACTTCGCAAGCAGTGGGGTCGTTTATAGTTTTTTCGCTAGTGGCCGGATCATAGGAAGCCAATACATATTCCAAAGTAGGAGTTGGCTTGTTGGCTGGCCACATCTTAAACATTTTGCGTTTGATAATACCCGCAGCTTCTGGGTCAAGGATCTCACCATAAATCTCTTGGCGGCCAATATCGGTGCCATCGTAGGTTTCTAGCTGTTTAAAAAATGTTTCGGAGAGGTTCGCCCGATTGTCATACGAGGACGCGTTGGCGACAAAGACGTCTCCACCGACTTTGCCTTCGTTAAGGTCAACGATAAGCTCTTTTGGCTTTGGCGTGGTGGTAATGATTTGCTGGACTCGTGGAATCCTAGGATCGCGCAAACGGAGGGTAAACTGTACTCCATCGTATGCTTCGTCAATATACTCAAAGGCGCACAGCTCGTCAAACCAGGCTCCATGATATTGCTTACCACGATAACGTTCTGGCTCGGAGGCGGGGATTCCTTGAATAAGGGATCCATTGGTAAGGGTAATCTCAAAGAGGGACTTGTTGTAATCTCTGATAAGGCTTTTGGGTATGATATTGAGAAGGCCGGAGTCTCCTTCGAAACAAGTTGCACGGATATCATTAGAGGTTGGGGCGGTAACAAGCCAGCGAGTGCGGTCAAAGGTAGCAGCCCGAATGCCAATCCAATGGCTAGCAGTGTGTGTTTTGCCTGATCCACGACCGGCAAGCATAAGAAACGTATCATACTCCCCATCTTCGGGTTCTTTTTGGTGGTCAAGTGCTTGGGCTTTCCATTTAGCCATCCAAGCCATTAGTTCAAATTTTTCTTTAGGCCAATGTTTACGTTGCTCTAAATACTTCTGTAAAAGTTTGTGTTTTTCTTGATCTAAAGACACGGAATAAATCCTTCCCCGACTAAAATTGTGTTGTCTTCGCCATCTGTTTCGATGTGAACACAGTTTTGTGGTTCAATTTCATAAATTTCCCGAACTAGTCTCCAAGTTTGTCTAACCTTAATAGGTTCGGGGGTTTGTTCTTGCGTTAATTGTAACTTAGTTTTGATAAACAACGTGTAATACTTTTTTGTTCTGTCGTATAACATTTTAGTTTTGCAACCCAAAGACTCAGCTAGGTTTTGAACTTGGGTGACGCTGTGTTTAGTCTTCCAAGTAAACCTAAAAATTTGGTTTTTCTTATTAAACTGCTTGGCTTTACTATGCAAAATCCCACTTAGCAGTTCTTGACGCTGCTCTGGATCAGAAAACAAA